AAGGAAATCGTCGCAGGTTGGTACGCTACTGAGGACGGTCACACAACTTCTGTCGCACATTGGTTGGAAGAAGATGATTTCCGTAAGAATGGCGGAGTCATGAACCACGAAACTGTGGAATCAATCAGCAAGCGTCGTAAGCCGTTCACTGTAGATTACACAGGTTTTGGTTGGGTACTGATTAAGAAAGGTGTATTTGAGAATCTTGAATACCCTTGGTTTGCTCCGAAGATGCAAGTCTTTGATTCTGGCAAAGTACAAGATATGTGCGGTGAGGACGTTTCATTCTGTCTTGATGCTAAAGAGGCAGGCTTTGAAGTTTGGTGCGATCCTCGTATTAGAGTCGGTCATGAGAAAACTCGTATTATCTAATGAATAAACTTTACAATCTTTCTTATAAAGGTCGTACAATTTATAAGGATCTCAGTGCAGAAGACTGTGCTGAGATTCTTCAAGATCTCTCAGAGCGTTTTTACTCGGGAGAAGACATTGATCCTAATTTAATTGAAATGGAGGAAATTACAAATGGCTAAAGGCGGTGGATCTAATAAGACTATTTTTGAACCAGGAGCACCTAAGAAAACTCGTCAAGGACGTTCGGCACGTACATTGCTAAGTGCGACTTCTCGCAATGGACGTAAGAAAAAGTATCGCGGTCAAGGAAAATAAAATAAAATGATTCAACTTAATCCTCAAATCCCAGTCTTTACCCCAAAAGGTAAAGGTTGGGCTTTTTTTGTAATCGATAGATCTCAAGAACACGACTTAGAATGGGTCGTCTTTCTAGATAGTAATGGAGAATGTTGGACTTTTAAGAATTCTGATATTCGAATTCAAAAAAACTATACTTTAAATCGCCATAATACAAATATTTTTGATAAATCGGGATAGCAACCCCGTAAAAAGTTCTGATTTTCAGTAATCAGGAGCAAAAATGGATCAAAAAATGCTTAGAGAGATCGCAAATGACGATTTAAACCCAAAAAAACACGATTTTTATCATCAAAATGAAATTCATGAAAAAATTCGCAATGATGATGACTATGATGATTGGGAATATGGGACAGAACCCCTCTATGAATCAAAAAATCGTTAATAAATAAGTTAGATTATTAAAATTATCATCATTTCTTATGCCTTCTGAAAGGATAAGCAAAGCATTTAAAGATATTAGTTTATCCTTTCAGGTTAATCCCCTGAATTATGACTTGATTGCGATCAAAAATGAGACTGCTATCGCACGTTCTATACGTAATTTAGTTTTGACTCAACCAGGAGAGAGATTTTTTAATCAAAATCTTGGTTCTAAGGTAAATCAGTCTCTTTTTGAAAATATTGATGATATTAGTGCTTCTATACTTCGTGATGAAATCAGAAACACTATTGAAAATTATGAACCAAGAGTTGATTTAATAGATGTTGTAGTCACTCCAAATTATGATGATTACGAATTTAGCGTAAATGTTAGTTATTACATAGTTGGTGTTGATGTATTACCACAACAGTTAACATTTGCATTACAACCAACACGATAATGGCACTAGTTAATTTTACAAACCTAGATTTCGATCAAATCAAGACTTCGATCAGAGACTATCTGAGATCGAACTCAAATTTTACTGATTATGATTTTGAAGGATCTAATCTTTCTATAATCTTAGATATTCTAGCATATAATACATATATTTCCTCATACAATGCTAACATGGTTAGCAATGAGGTTTTTATTGATAGTGCCACACTCAGGGAAAATGTTGTTTCCATTGCAAGAAGCATTGGGTACACTCCAAGATCAAGAACAGCATCAAAAGCAAACGTTTCTTTCTTTGTAGATACTTCTACAGCACCTTCTCCACAAAAACCTCTTACATTAACCTTAAAGAAAGGAATTGTATCCACTACTTCTGGATCATTTAGTGGAGTAAGTTATGTTTACTCTATTCCAGATGATATAACTGTTCCTGTTATTGATGGGATTGCTGATTTTAGTAATATCGCAATCTATGAAGGAACTTATATTACAGAAACCTATACGGTAAATTCATTAGATCCAAATCAAAGATTTATTTTAAACAACGCAAACATAGATTCTTCTCTTATTCGCGTTGAAGTTAGGGATGGTTCTCTTGGACCAAGAAAAAAATATATTCAATCAAATAATATTTTAGACATTAATTCAGAATCAAGAATTTTCTTCATTCAGGAAATTGAAGATCAAAGATATGAGATTATATTTGGAGATGGTATTTTTGGTAAAAAATTAATTAATGAAAATATTGTCGAAGTTTCATATGTGATTACAAATGGAGAATCAGCAAACGGAGTTTCTTCTTTTGTTTTTAACGGAACTATTGTAGATAATAACAACTTTGATGTTACAAGTGGTATTTCACTCATATCAACCAATATTGCAGCAAGTGGTGGTAAGGAGATAGAATCTGTAGACTCCATTAAGAAATATGCGACCAGAATTTATGCAGCACAAAATAGAGCAGTAACTTCAAGTGACTATGAGGCAATCATTCCTCAAATATATCCAGAAGCAGAATCGGTTTCTGTATTTGGCGGAGAAGATTTGGATCCACCGCAATACGGAAAAGTTTTTATTACAATTAAACCAGAAGGTGGTTTCTTTGTTTCCAATGGCGTTAAAGATAATATAAAGAGTGCTCTTAAGAAGTACTCTGTGGCAGGTATTGTTCCTGAAATATTAGATTTAAAATATCTCTCTATTGAAATTGATAGTACAATATATTACAACAATAATAATGCACCATCTTCAGATTATGTTTCAAGTGTTGTAAGTAATAACGTACAAAAATATGCTAACTCTTCAGAATTAAACAAGTATGGTGCAAGGTTCAAATATAGTAAGTTTTTAAGAATTATTGATGATAGTCACGAATCAATAACTTCTAATATAACAACAGTTCAAATGAGACGTGATTTAAAACCAGTGTTAAATAGTTTAGCAACATATGAAATTTGTTTTGGAAATCAGTTCCACATCAAAAATAATGATGGATTTAATATAAAATCATCTGGGTTTTATATTAATGGTATTGAAGATCCCGTTTATTTGACTGATGTACCTGATGTAAATGGAATAACTGGTATTATTAACATTTTTAGATTGGATTCTGCAGATCAATACAAAATTATAGTTGCCAATGCAGGAACTATCAATTATGTAAAAGGTGAAATTAATTTAGATGCCATCAATATTTTACAAACTGTTAAAAATGATGGCGAACCAATCATAGAAATTTCTGCAATTCCAGAATCTAATGATATTATTGGACTACAAGATCTTTATTTAAATCTCAACATTAGTGATGTTAGTTTGGAGATTTTACCTGACAAAATTTCATCTGGAGATGATCCTTCTGGATCTACATATACAAAAACAACAAGTTACAGTAATGGTTCTATTATAAGAGAATAATATGTCAAATACAAGAGTCAAAATTGGTTCAATTGTACAAAACCAACTTCCAGATTTTGTACAGGAAGAATATCCCCTTGTAGGTGAATTTTTAAAGGAATATTATAATTCTCTAGAAGGAAAAGGAGGGACACTTGATGTTCTTCAAAATATTGATCAGTATTTAAAACTCGAAAATCTGACAGAAACCCTCTTTAGTAGAACAGTAACGGCAAAACCAACCTCACCACAATCATACTTTGCGGTAAGTGGAGGATTTTCTATTGAGGATCTTATAGTATATAAAAATGGGACAAAGTTAACCAAAAATATTGACTACATTACAGTACAGTCAACTGCAGTTAGTTTAACGCAGCCAGCAGTCAATGGAGATATAATTGAATTTGTAGTTCAAAGTCCATCCTCAACATTTTTAACTAGTAATGCTGATTTTATAGACTCTACAATTAATGTTGCATCAACTTATGGATTCCCAGAAACAAATGGAATAATAAGAATTGATTCGGAAATTATTCTTTATGGCGGAAAAACTAATACCTCATTTACTAATTGCACTAGAGGATTTAGTGGAATAACATCTTATAGATCAGAAAATCAACCAGAACAATTAGTATTTTCTACTTCTGAAATATCAACACATTCTAGCAATTCTCGCGTAGAAAACTTAAGTTCTCTATTACTAAGAGAATTTTTAACTAAACTAAAAAAACAGTTAATTCCTGGTTTTGAAAATAGGGAATTTACTGATGGTTTAAATGAAAAGATCTTTATAAAGCAAGCAAAAGACTTTTATAGTTCAAAAGGAACAGACGACTCATATAAAGTTATTTTTAAAGCCCTTTTTGGTGAGTCCGTAAATGTTTTAAAACCAAGAGATTTTCTTTTAAAACCTTCAGACGCAAAATATAGAATTACTAGAGATTTAGTAGTAGAATCTATTTCTGGTGATCCCACATCTATGGTAAATCGTACCATATATCAAGATGCGGATAGTTCTTTCGACAAAGCATATGGAACTGTAACTAATGTAGAAAAAATTCAAAGAGCAAATAAGACGTACTATGTGTTGAGTTTAGATAGTGATTATAACAAAGACCTTACTGTTGAGGGGACAGTCTTTGGCAATTTTACAATCCATGCTTCAACAAAATTAACTACAAAAGTACCTATCAACAGTCAAGTTTTAGATGTAGACTCAACGATAGGATTTCCTTTATCAGGAATTATAGTCTATAACGTAAGTGGAACAGAATATACAAGCAATTATTTTGATTCAAATCTAACCCAATTTATACTAACTAGCAAAACCTCCGTAGAAATACCAAAAGGAACTGATATAAAAATAAATGCTTTTGCATATTCTAAAGTTGGAGATGAGACAGTAAAAGTAAGGGTTACTGGAGTATTGTCTGACGTATCCTATGACAAAGACACCTATCTTATGTCAAAAGGGGATCCCTTAAAAACAGTTACTCTGGGATATAAGGGGTCTAATGAATTATCAAATAACTGGATATTTAATTTAGCAAATAAATTTAATATCCAGGAGATTAAAGGACCAAATTCATCAAACCCAACTCTAAATGTATTTTCGTATGAGTTCATAACTTATGATCCTCATACATTTTATCTTGGAGATACTTTAAATTTAATCTCTTCAGATGGAAATAGTTTTGCATACAAAGTTGTTAGAGTCAATAATGATAGATCTATAAGTGTTGAAGGTCCAAGAATAACTAACTTTAATTTGAAGTACATTGCTGAAAGAACTATCGTAAAACCAAAGTTCTCTAACTTTAGTTCTGTAAATCAGTACACAGCAAATGTCCAAAATGTTTATGTGCGAAATCAAGAGGATGTTTATGTAGCAGCAAATTCTTTGCCAAATTATCTGGACGAAAGTATTGAATTAAAAACCACAGATATTGTTTTCTCTGGTATTTTTAACGGAGAAACTTTAGACCTAAGTTCAGGAAATCCTAATAATTATCATGGACTTTATACTGGAGATTCCATAACTTATGTTGATCCTTTTAATACCGCAAATTCTTTAGGAATACTGGCAAAAACATATTATGTAGAAAAAATTGATGATTTAAAAATAAAATTATCAAATAGTAGATCGAACTTATTCAATAAAAAGTATGTTTCAATTTCTGGCCCAGTAACTGTAACTAATAATATTTTTAGAAAAACAAGTTTACAATTTTTAGAATTTTCTCCTCAAAGTTATATTAAGAATATAACAACACCATTACCAGCAAATAATGAAGATAACACAGAAACTCCATCTGGTCCAGTCGGAATATTCCTTAATGGAGTAGAAGCTTTTGGATATAAATCTGAGGATAAAGTTTATTATGGAGGAATTCAGCAAATTAATGTACTTGATGGAGGAGTTGACTATGACGTAATTACTCCTCCAGAAATTTCAATTTATGATAGTAAAGGATCTAATGCAAAAGCATACGTTCATGTTGAAGGATCTTTGGATAGGATCGATGTCCTTGATGGTGGATTCGATTATCTAGAAGATCCTATAATTACCATCTCTGGCGGAAATGGGGTTGGAGCAATAGCAAAACCAAACTTTACTAATGTAAGGCACAGAGTTTCTTTTAACGCAATAGAATCTGCTGGGTTTGTGAATCTATCTACAAACACAATTGGGTTTTCTTCTTATCATAAATTTAGAGATTATGAAAAAGTTTCATATTTAACTGAAGGGCAAACATCCGTTGGTGGAATAACAACAAACGCCCAATATTATGTAAACGTCCAGAATGCATATGATGTAAAATTACATAAAACTTTAAATGACGCAGTTTCTGGTATTAATACCGTAGATTTAACATCGTATGGTGTTGGTATTCATATTTTAGAATCATTTGCATCTAAAAGAATCATTTCAAGTTTTAGTGTTTTAGATAGTGGTTCTGGATACTCGAATAAAAAAATTTCATGTTCCTCCTCAGGAATTAACACTGCATCAAACACTGTTAATATTATAAATCATGGATATGAAACCGGAGAAATTGTAAAATATACTTCGACTGGTTCTGCAATTGGAGGATTGTCAAATAATGAATCATATTACGTTGTTAAAGTAAATGATAATCAGTTTAAACTTTCTCAAGTAGGAATTGCAACAACTAATAAAGATTTTTATTTTAAAACAAACCAAACAGTAAATTTAACATCTATTGGATCATCAACCCATATTTTCAATTATCCGGAAATTATTGTATCAGTAAAAGGAAAAATTGGAGTTTCTACACTGACGGGACAAGATTTTAATGCAAAAGTCCAACCCGTTTTCAGGGGATCTATTAACAAAGTATTTGTCTATGACACTGGAGTTGGATATGGATCTTCGGAAATTATCAATTATGAGAGACAACCAACAGTTGTTTTAGGAATAGGTTCTCAAGCTCAATTATCTCCAATTGTAAACAACGGACAAATAAAACAAGTTCTAGTTTTAAATGGAGGAAGTAATTATACTTCCTCACCAACTATTAATGTCACGGGTGTTGGAACTGCTGCAATTTTGACTCCAATCATTAGTAATGGAAAAATAGTTGAGGTTAAAGTTGTAAACGGAGGAGTCGGATTTAGCACTATAGGAACATCTTTAGAAGTAATTTCTGCAGGTAGAAATTTTAAATCGGAATGTAAAATAAAACCCTGGACTATTAACAAAATAGAGAAAAATTTAAATTCTAATAGAATAACAGATGATGATGGTCTTATTGACAAATCATCTTATACAAATAATGGATTACAGTATTGTCATGTTTATGCGCCAAGAAAACTGAGAAGAACTGTTTTTGGTATAGATTATGTAAATGGCAGAAAAGTTTTTATCCCAGACTTAAATATCAGTGGAAACAGAGAGGTAAATTCTACAGTACACTCTCCTATAATTGGATGGGCCTATGACGGAAATCCAATTTATGGACCATATGGATACTCATCTCCATCTGGCGGAACTGTTAGGGAAATGGTATCTGGATACATCTCTCAAGTTTCTTCCGATAGACCAGATCCAATATCATCATCGGGTCAAAAAATTTATCCAGAAGGATTTTTTGTAGATGATTATCAGTTCAATAATTCTGGAGATTTAGACGAACATAATGGAAGATTTTGTGTAACTCCAGAATTTCCAAATGGAATTTATGCATATTTTGCAACTATTAACAATGGATCTACAGAAACATCTGGTATATTCAAAAACTATAAAAAACCAACTTTTCCTTATTTAATTGGAAACACTTTTAAATCTACCCCTAACCAATTTAATTATAATAGAGAATTAATAGGTCAAAAGACTTTTCCCTTCGAAACAAGCAATTTACTCAGAAACACAAAGCCTTACAATTTAACAAGTGGAAATTCTCAATATGATTTTGTGTTTAATCCATTAAAAGTAAAAGAACCTTCTGTAAAGGTAAAATCAATTCTTTTATCTGGACTGGACGATATTGGAATTACTACTGGTGGCAATGGATATAAGATTGGGGATAAAGTCGTATTCAATAACACAAATACTAGTGGTTCTGATGCATATGTTGAGGTTTCATATCTGAAAGGAAAAGAAATCAATTCCATAAGTTTTGCATCAACTTTTGCACAAAATGTTGAATTTTATCCATTAAATTCAACAGGGAAGTTTATTGGATTCTGCTCTAATCCACATAGTCTCGTAAATAAAGATATCATATCGATTTCTGGACTTAATACTTCAGTAAGTTCTTTCAATGAGTTTTTCCAAGTCGGTGTTAGGTCCGACACACTTGCTCTTTCTGGACCTGTCGGTAACTCAACTGCCACTGGAATCATTACTTATTTTAATGTAAGTGGATCTTTAGAGTTTCCAAATATAAGAGAAAATGATGTTTACCACATTGAAAATGAAAAAGTAAAGATTTTATCCATTGACAAATTATCTTCTAGAGTAAAGGTTTTGAGATCTTATGAATCTACTCCAGGATCCGCACACACTGCTTCTACAGTTTTATATGAAAAGACCAGGAAGTTTACTTTTGATAACTCAAAAGGCGTAAATATAAACTATAACTTAAATAGAGAAATATATTTCAATCCAGCAGAGTCTGTTTCTTTAGGAACGTCTGCGGGTGTTGGAATAGGTTCAACTTTATATTTCTCCAATCCTGGTGCAGGAATAACAAATATTTTCGTCCCAACAAAGACAATTTATATACCATCACATAAATTAGAAACTGGAGAGGAGTTAACTTATACGAGTAATGGCGGATCTCCACTATTTGTTTCTGATAATGGAGTCAGTAGTTTCCAGTTATCAGATAATCAATCGGTTTATGTTGCTAAAGTTTCTGATGATTTAATTGGTATTTCTACAAATAAAGTTGGTTTAGGATCTACTGGATCTTTTGTTGGAATTGACAGTAGTATTACGACTTCTACATTATTCTTTACAAATCTTGGATCTGGAGTCAACCATAGTTTCAAAACCAATTATCCAAATGTTTTAACAGGAGAGTTTGTAAGAAATACAGTCACAGTTTCCACTGCATCAACTCACGGATTAAAAACGGATGATTTGGTTTATCTTGATGTTCTTCCTGGAATCACAACTACTGTTTTCGTAAAATATAATGACAAGAACAGAAGGTTAGTAATTAATCCAAAATCCTTTGCAACATCTGATGTTAGTATTACAAACAATACTATTACTATTCCAAATCACGAATATGCAACTGGCGAAAAAGTAATTTACAATGCAACTGTTGCAATTGGTGGACTAACAAATGACGACATCTACTATGTTGTCAGATTTAATAAAGACACGATCAAACTAGCATCAAGTTATTATAATGCAACTAAGGATATTCCAGAAATAATTGATTTCACAAGTACTTCTTCCGGAACACTATCTTTAATCAATCCAAGAATTTTTGCTATTTCAAATCAAACTATTAGATTTGATCTATCGGATAGTTCATTATCATATACTAAAGGATCTCTTTCTTATCCAGCATTTGATTTTAAACTATATACAAATTCAGATTTTACTGAAGAATTTAGCAAAACAACAAATTCAACGAAGTTTGATGTCATCAAGACTGGTAGAATAGGAGTAACTTCAACTTCTTCCATTACTTTAACAACAGAAAACCTTGATTTTGATTTATATTATAACTTAGTTCCTGTAGACTTAACCGATAATTTTGTTTCTAAAAAAGAAATAATTGTAGATGATGATAATGTCAACGCAAATAACAGGTTAATTTTATCACAAAGTTCATATTATGGATTCCACAACATAGTTGGAGTGGGACAGACAACATTTACTTTCAATATTCTGAATAATCCAGAAAGTTCATCATACACAAGTTCTGATGGAAATTTCCAATATTACACTGATTCTAAAAATACAACTGGAGAAATTAAAGATGTTGAAATAAAATCTCCAGGAAGATTTTATAATACTTCTCCTGGTATAACATCTGTATTTTCTACTAATGGACGTGGTGCTATTTTAGACCCAATTACAGTTTCTATAGGAAAAGTTAATAGAGTAGAAATAGATGATATTGGTTTTGATTATCCTGCAGATGTAACTTTGCGCCCAACTTCCAAGTTGCCCCAAATATTAAAAGTAAATCCACTTTCAATATTTAAGAGTGTTGGAGTTTCTTCAGTTGGAATTGATTACAGTATTTCTCCCGATCTTGTTGTAATTGATTCTTTTACAAATCAGGTTGTTAGTGATGCTGATTTGAAGTATGATATAAATTCCAAGACTGTGGAAATTGTAAAAAATACTGAAGGAATCTATAACACAAAACCAACAATAATTCCAATCAACAACTCCAATGGAATTCCTATTAAGAATATTACATTCAATAGTACAAATAAAAATGTAACCGTCGAACTAGATGTTAATTATAGTTTTGGTCAAATTTTCCCCTTTAATGTAGGAGATAAAGTTTTAATTGAAAATGCTAATGTTGGCACAGCGTCAACCGCAAAAGGTTATAGTTCTAAAAATTATAACTATGCTCTATTTACTTTAACCTCGGTGAATCCACAATATGGGGGTTCTGGGGCAAATATTGTATATAACCTTTCAAATTATCTATCCTCTTCAGAATCTCCCGGAACCTTTGATTCGGAAAATTCTGCGGGTATTATTGTGCCAGAAAAGTATTTCCCAATATTCAATCCTGTTTTAGAAAAATACAAATTTTTTAAGGGCGAAAAGGCAGTTAGTGGATCTTCAAGTGGAATTGTATTAAATTGGAATGAATATACAGAGGAATTGAAGTTATCTTCAGGCGACACGTTTGAAGTGAATTCTATCATTCAAGGCGAAACTTCAAAAGCAAAGGGTTCGATTCGTACAGTTGACGATTTTGATGCAGTATATAACGTTGGAGCATCGTCAATTGTGAAAAAGGGGTGGAATTCTGAAAGTGGATTTTTGAATAACCAATTCCAAGTTACCTCTGATAATAATTACTACCAAAATTTCTCATACTCAATAAAGTCTAAAGTTGATTATGAAACTTGGAATGAATCGATAGGAAATCTTAACCATACTACTGGATTTAAAAAATTTAGTGATTTGGTTGTAGAATCAATTGATTCTACTTTTGTAGGAATATCAACATCTCAAAATGATGGAGATTTTTCTGGATTAGCAGATTTAATAACTGAAATTGATCTAAACTGCACTAATGATTTCGATCTTGCTAGGGAAAAAACATTAAGTATTGATTCTGATTATTATTCGAAAGAAATTATTTTAAATTCTATTTCTTTGCAGGATGAATTCCAATCAATAGGAAACAGAGTTCTTACAATAGATGATATTAGCGAACAATTCTCCAATGTCCCATCAGAACAAAATTATTCTAATGTAGATTCATTTAGATTATCTGATTTTAGATCTAAGAAATACATAACCTATGTGAGAGACAAGAGATTTACTGGTCTCAGACAAATTTATCTTGTTTCTTTAATGCATGATGGATTAGAAGGATACTTGAATCAATATGCTAGATCAGAAACTAGTGTTGATTTGGGATCGTTCGATTTTTCTATCTTTGGGTCTGAAGGTACATTAGAATTCTATCCACTAAGTTATCTTTATAGCAACTATGATATTAGTGTAATATCATATGGAATTAGAGATACTTCTTCTGGCGTCGGAAGTACTTCTTTTGGCAGTTTAATCGATGTAAGATCATCAACAACCACCGTTGCTGCAGGAACTACTGCAAGAACAAATATTGTTGGTATTGGATCTACTTACTTAGCATCAAAGGTTTTAATTCAGTTTTCTTCCACAAATGGCACATATTATCAGTTTGATGAGATAACTTTATTGAATGATGGTACTGATGTAAGTATCGTAGAATATGGTCGCTTATCAAACTCAAGTAGAGTAAGATATGTTGGAGAAGGAATAGGAACTTATACAGCTTATATTTCTGGATCAAATGTCAATTTAGATTTTACGCCAAATGTTGGATTGGGAACTACCTATGTTATCAATACACTTAGGGTTTCAGTTGCTAGTACAAATGTAGGAATTAGTACTTCCTCATTATCATTTGACAATTGTGAAGTAAGGTCTGGATATGTATCTATTTCTTCATCTCCAACACCTACTCAAATTGGAATAACAACATATTCTAAAGAATATGGATCTGCTTACTACATTGCAGTTGTTAAAGACACTACGAATGATGAATATCAAGTTTCTGAACTAGTAGTTGTTGATGATGAAACTGAAGCATATGTATCAGAATTTGGTGTGATAGAAACCTCCTCCGGATTAGGAACTTTTGGAGTTGGTGTTAGTACTATAACAGGAACAACATTAACATTTACTCCTAATCCAAATATTTCAGCAGAGGTTAAAGTTTATCAAAA